CTACGACCCGGAGCAGTCCAGCGTCGTGTCGACTGAGATTTCGACAGAGGTCTCTACCGAGATTTCCACCGAGATTTCAGCTGAAGTGTCCGCCGAGGTCTCGTCAGAGGTTTCGACCGTCATAGACGTCATATACGACGGATTCACGCCGATGATCCAGAAGATAGACCTCGGGTTCTACGGAGTTCCGAACGGCATGTCCTATGACGAGTACTTCAAGCGAGTGGACGCCGGGGACATACTTCCAGACTACGACCATTTCAGGCTGAGCGTCGACCAGGACGATAAAATGGTCTGGATCGTATAATTCGCGTTTCTGGAGCCGTATCATATAATATATGGCCGATGAACCGAATTACATAAAGCCTGGAAAACGCAAGCACCTCAAGTTTCTTTTCGTGTTCAGGCACGACTATACGATGTTCGACGGTGGGCGTTCCGTATATTGCCTGGGCATGCTTGACGACGAGAACGTGTACTATTACGACGAATTCTGGCTCAAGAAGTCAGATACAGGCCTTACGCCGAAGATCGCAAAGACGATGCGGATTAAGTTCAAGAACTTCGATTTAGACTCCAATACATGCGTCGGGTTTTCTGAAAATATAGGACCTTACGATTTATTTCGTGTTTTCTTCAAGATTATTCACCTTTTCGTTGATTTCGAGTTTACGACAGTCAAGAACCAGCAGATTTTCAAGAGCATCGACAAGTATCATAGGTTCAACGGGTACAAGAAAGCCGGCAAATACGCGGCGGCCGAATCTTACCAAGGGGTAGAGACGCAGCGCGTAATAGACGGAATGTTCCGGAGATCCGTCGTGCCATGGTTCGCCAAGGAATTGGAGCTGTCTTACGAAAACAGCTCGCACATAGTCCAGCACAGGAAGGCGATGGTTGGCTCAGGCGTATATTATTTAATGCTCCGCTCGTGCGGACTTATGAGGGGATTCAAGAAGCTCATGAAGCGCGAGGCCAGGGTGCTTGAACAGGCTGAAAAAGAACAGGAACTAGAAATAGAAGGAGATGTCTGATGAAACTGAACGACGCGTTCAAGGGAATCGTGAAGACGACCGGCGCCAAGGCGCTTGTCGACTCTAAGCCGACCGGGTATCTCGATACCGGATCGTTGGCCATAAACAGGGTTCTGACGGGAGACATCCACAAAGGTTTCCCGATAGGCAGGATTTCGACTCTGTTCGGACTTTCCCAGTCCGGCAAGTCGCTGATAGCCGCTAATGTCGCGATCAAGGCGCTGCAGGACAACAAAGTCGACCGCGTGATCATATTCGACTCCGAGGGCGGCTTCCCGGTCGACATGTTCCAGAAGGCCGGCATCAACGTCGGCGGCGAGAACGCGAGGGACTCCGTCGTGTGGCGCGTGCCGGTCCTGTCGATCGAAGACTGCGCCGTGAAGATGATCAACACGTACGACACGCTCGTCAAGGCGAGGAAGGAATACCTCGACAAGCCTGACGACAACGACGACATCCGCGTGCTCTGCATTCTCGACTCCTACGGGTTCCTCGCGTCCGACAAGCTGAAGGACGACGCGGTCAACAAGGATAAGATGGCCGTGGACATGGGCATCAGCGCGAAGATGAAGAACAACATGATGCGCGGTCTCATCATGCGCGTCGTCGAGTCAAACTGCACGCTGCTCGTGATCAACCACGAGTACCAGGACCCGGGCCAGATGTTCTCCAGCAAGATCCACCAGATGGGCGGCGGCAAGGGCGTCGAGTTCGCGTCGCACATCATTCTCCAGTGCGAGAAGGTGTTCGTCAAGTCCTCCGACACAGAGTTCCTGACCGGACTCGAGAGCGAGGCCGACAACGCGGGATTCTACAAGGGCAACAAGCTCAAGTTCTTCACGGCGAAGAACCGCATCGTCAAGCCGATGTACAGCGCGCAGGTCTACATGGACTTCGCGACCGGCATGTCCAAGTACGACGGCCTTATCGAAGAGGCCGTCAAGATGGGGTTCCTCGAGGAAGTCCGCGGCGGATACATCTGCAAGACCTACTCCGACAAGCGCGTGACCTACAAGGATCTCGTCTCGAACGACAAGATCTGGGATACGTTCATCGAGGACTTCAACCGCGAGTCCATCAAGTCGATGGAGTACTCCAACAACGCGTCGCGCGAGCTCGACCAGATAGAGGCTGAAATCTCCGAAGATGAGCAGTAAGCGCGACAGGCGTTTCATGATCAGGCCCGACGGCCGGGACAAAGGCGAAGTCTTCAAGTTCACGACTATCGACATGGTCTCCGGCCGCGAGGTCTGCACTAATGAGTTTGTCCGTACGGCGGAGCGCGCCAGGTATTAGGCGCAGCTAAAGCTAGTCCAGGACGAGACGACATAGGAAACAGAACAACTCCTCGATGTAGTCGGGCTCGGCCTGGACGAGATAGAAAGCCTGAAGCGCAAGCTCGCCGAGAAGCAGAAGAAAATCGACCAGCTGGAAAAAGAAGTGGAAACGCTGAAGAAGACAGTTTCAGACCTCGAAAAGCCACGTCAGACAGTACAGCAGCCGCAGTCCAAGCCTTCTAGTAGGCCAGTTCCGAGAACTCAACCTTCTGCCCGCGTAGTATATAGACCGTCCAGCCCGGGGTCGGGCGGCTACAGTGATTGGTGAGAGATGGACCTAGACTTCAACAGCGATTTCATAGAGGAGATGATCCTCAAGAAGGCCACTACGGACAAGAAGTATCTGAGCGTCTTGTCCAACGTGTTCGACATAAGGTGGTGGAAGAACAAGAACGTCGGAGTGCTCCTTGACCTGAGCGTCCTGTACTTCAGGAAGTACTCAGCGGTGCCTAGCCCGAAAATCCTGCAGGCGCTTCTGCAGAAGGCGATAGCGTCTAGGCGGTACATAGAAGGCCGAGACGCGTACAGGAACTACAAGGACGACATAGAGTACGCGGACGTCAGCAACACGCTTCTATCCTCGGCGCAGAAGGAAATCAGCCTCCCTGAAGAGGCTGTGAACTCGAATGCGTGCGAATACATGAAGGAACGCGCTCTGTACTACACGTTCTCGGACAACATGGAGTATATGGAGAAGACCAAGAGCGTCGACAAGTGCCTTAAGGTCTTCGAGAAGTTCCAGAAGATGTCGTTCACGCCGGCAGACCTCGGCCTTTCATATTTCGACGAAGAGCAGATGAAAGGACACTGGGACTTCATCATGAACCCGGAAGCGAAGATTTCGACCGGGCTCAAGTCTGTAGACGAGTACACCAACGGAGGCTTCCTCAAGTCAGGGAAGTCTCTCTACGTATTCATGGGCCAGGCCGGTCTCGGCAAGTCGCTGTTCCTCTCGAACCTCGCGACGCACTTCCTCGAGAACGGGCTTTCGGTCGTGGTCGTGTCGCTTGAGATGTCGGAGAACGTCTACGCCATGCGCTTCGACGCGCACATCTCCGGACACAACATCAACCGCCTGATGGAGAACAACGAGGACGTCAGGTTCCGAATCAGGGAGTTTTACGAGAAGCATCCAGAGAGTCAGCTCTTCATCAAGGAATATCCACCAAGGTCTATCAGGACCTCTGACATAGAGATCTACCTCGAAAACCTCAAGAACGCCGGCAAGAAGTTCGACGTGATCGTCATAGACTACCTCAACCTCGTGCTGCCGGGCAGCAAGTGCGACACGATGTACGAGGCAGGGCTCAACGTCTCAGAACAGCTTCGCGCGCTGTCGTACAAGTACGAAGTGCCTGTCGTGACCGCCGTGCAGGCCAACTCTGAAGGCATGAACAACGAGAACATCGACATGGAGCACATCTCCGAGTCGAGAGGCATCGCGCACACGGTCGATTTCCTTGCCGGCCTCTACCAGACGGACGACGACCGGCGTGAAGGAATCATCAACTGCAGGATTCTCAAGAACCGTCTAGGAGGCCAAGTCGGCAAAATCTGCAGCTTCAAGCTGGATGGAAGCAACCTCAGGCTCGAGGACACGAGCTCGGTAAGGCCGCACAGCGAGGCCGAGGAGATACAGCGCAACCTCGGCGACATAAGCGAGGCCATCAACAACATCTGACACGGAGGATAAAATGACAGACATCCCTGATACACCGCCAGAAGAGACCAGTTCTGAGAACTACGGCTCTCTGTTTTACACGCAGGACGGCGCCATCGCCAAGTTCGACGACAGCGCGATACTGTAGGCCATCGTAGACAAGTACCCCGACTTCGTCGAATCGACGAAGGAAGTGATTCTCAAGAGGCTGCTTGTCGCTATACTGAACGACAACGAGTTCGTGAAATGGCTGCTCGGCTACTACGACATAACGATCCTGGATCTGTTCCGCATCATTACGAAGCGGTACTCGTTCATGTTCAACTCCTACTACTCGGCCCAGCTCAACGGCCTTATGAAAAGGAAGGCGTATGTCAGAGCTGGACTTGACAAAAGGCCAAGACGCCGCTAAGCTCGTACGCTGGTTCCAGCAGCAGAAAGAAGGCTGTCGAGTCCGGCACACGCTGGAGAAGATTCCGTACAGGACCTTCTACCAGGAGAACCAGCGGCTTTTCGACGGGCTGTGCTCAGTCGCGTCAAAGTTCAAGATCGACCTCTACAAGTACATCAAGTGGTTCGTGACCGAATCCGGGTACGGAGACTTCAAGTCCATCCTCTCGGTCAACGCGATATCCAGGTTCGCGGAGTATCTCGGCCTCCGCGAAGGCTATAAGAAGATCTTCGACGGATATTGCCGGTCGGCGGAGAACCTGGCTCAGGCCTGCCTGGAAGAGTCCTACGGGAGCTGTCTCGAATATCTGAAGCTCCTAATCAGGAAGAACATGCTCGCCGAGAAGTTCGTTACGGGATTCCTTTCAGGGCATTTCATCGCGACCATCAAGAATTTCGACAGGATTTACCCTATGCTTGACCAGATGAACCAGGACACGCTGCGTATAATATTTGATGCGAGGGAGAAGCTCGTATGCGATGCGCAGGATGCATTCCTGATGTTCAAAAGCGTGCGGGTCAATCCGATAAGCTTCACGGACGAAATTATCGCCGCGAAAATCAACGAAAACAGACAAAACAAGGAAAACAGACATGTGCCAGTGGTTCACTGAGATACCCAAGCAGAGCCGGTCAGCCGGCACCGCCAAGAAGCAGAATATCGCGCTCTTCATGAAGCCCAACCAGGGCAAGGAGTTCTACAGGTTCAGGCTTCTCGCCTTCAAGTCGCCTACCAAGAGCAACCGCGACTTCCCGTTCATCGCCCGCCAGATTCACGAGCACTGGGGCAAGACAGAAAAGGGCATCAGGGTCGTTGACGACTCGGTCACGTGTCTTCTCACCGACTTCGTCGAGTACGAGGGCAACCGCTACAAGGACTGCCCGATGTGCAAGGCCGCGGACTCGGCGTTCGTGCAGTACAAGAACTCAGGCTACAAGGACAAGGTGTCCGGTCAGCGCTACCGCGACCTCAAGCGCCGTTTCCAGGCCGCCGTCGCCGTATACGTCGTCGACGACCCCAACAACGAGAAAAACAACGGCCGCCTCCGCGTGATTATCTTCTCCGAGAAGGATCAGTACAAGGAGTTCATGACCATCGTCAACAGCGAGATCGCCAAGGCGAAGATCAAGCTCCAGAAAGACGGCTCTTCCTATAACGTGTTCAACGGCCAGAACGCCGTGGACTTCTGCGTCAGGATGGACCGCGTCCCTGAGATCTACAACCAGGGCAAGCCGAACGAGCGCACTGTCGAGAAGAACAAGATCACGAAGATGATGTTCACTTCGACGCCGTACGATCTTCCGGTCATTACCAAGGACCTCATCGACGCGTTCCCGTACGACGAGACCTACTACGTCACGAACACGGTCGAGGAGATCGAGGCGTTCCGCAAGAAGTACTTCTCGCATCCCGACGCCGACATCCCGGACGAGGAAATCAACATGTTCGACGCGGCCCCTGCTGCAGCCTCCGCCGCGCCGGTCGCGAAGACCAACGCCGTGACCAGCACGCTCGGCGAGAACGAGCTCAAGGTCGAGAGCGAACTCAAGGTGCCGGAAATCTCCGACGATCTTTTCGACGACCTCAAGTCTGACCCCGACGATCTTCCCGCGCCTGGCGCCGAGAAGGAGCCGACTGACGACCAGGCCGGTCCCGCGGCCAAGCCGGAAGGCGACATCGACGCCGATCTCGACTCGCTCCTCGCAGATCTGGACAAGTAAATAATCTTCACCGGGCAAGGAAGTTCCTGTCCGGCAAGCAATACGGTTAGATTGACAACAACTAACGAGGAAAAGAAAATGATAAGCACACTGAGCGTATTCGAGAACATGCCAAGCATGTTCGACGAGCTGGACGCGATGTTCAACCGCGTCTTCGGGCAGTCAAGGGTCAAAGACAAGGGCCTTCGCTGCCTTATCGACCGTCCGCACAACCTGCTGACGGTGAAGGACAAGGACGGCAAGGTCGTAGGCAACCGCCTCGAGGTGGTCTACACGCCTTTCTCCAAAAAGGACGTCAAGGTCGAAATCACGAACGACGTGCTGACCGTCATGTGCGGCAGCGAGAACAAGAAGGACGAGGAGAACGAGTCCGCGGTCTACCACGGAATCTCCAGCCAGTTCTGCAAGTTCTCGTTCCCCGTGTCGAAGCTCGTCGACGTCGACAAGATCACCGCGACCGCTGAGGACGGCGTTCTCAAGATTGAGTTCCCGTTCAAGGAGCAGACCCCAGAAGAGCCGGCCAAGCCGAAGACCATCGAGGTCAAGTGACTAGACCAAGTCGGTCTAGCCATTGAGCAGGAGACGCCTGAACAAGGCGTCTCTTGTCGTTTTACGGTGCTGGAACCGTATAATATACAATATGGACCTAAAGATTATCGTTAACGTGTTCTATGAGCCTTCTGAAAGGCTCAAGTAGATTCTTTCTGGAAGCCCTGAGCTTTACGCGCCTATCAACGGCGGAAGCTCTCTTAGGGGAAAGGACAGCGGAATTGACAACCTGCTGTACGACGATCAGGGCGATAACATCTCAGAGTTGAATTCGGTCCTTTGCGAGATGACATCTGTCTACTGGGCTTGGAAACACTTCGACAAAATCGGGAATCCCGACTACATAGGCTTCAACCACTACCGCAAGTTCTTCAAGAAAGAAGACCTCGCGGATTTCGCCGACTGGGACGCCATAGCGGCAAAGCCAGTCCTCGGAGGAAACCTTACGCTCGCCAAGCAGTATGACGTCTACCACGTCTATGACGACCTCTTGAAGGCCCTTAACGTCATAGCCGACGTGCACGGGAATAAGGCATATTCCAGAATCGCGTCGTGGTTTGCGACCGAGACCGACATGACGGCGCCATACAACATGTTCGTGCTCAGACGCGACAAGTTCGTGAAGTGGTGCGAGTTCATCTTCCCGGTACTGTTTGAGCTTAGGAAGCGAATAGACCTCACAGGACGCGACGGCTACCAGAAGCGCGCGATTTGCTTCCTAGCCGAGCGCCTTCTCTCATACTCGATCTGGCAGTTCAGGAAAGACGGCGCCAAAGTCAAGGAAGTCGCCGCGGTAGTGCTTGACGAAGATCGTGGAAACGACAAGCGCGCGTGGAATGACAAGGAATGGCTTGCGCGCAACGGCGTAGAGATGGAGTCTTGACATGTCTGGCTAGCCTCCACGAATAAAGGTAAACTATACGGCATACCTTGTCGGCGACTGGGAACTTGTAGTTGAAAAACACCTGTTCGCTATGAAGTATAGCGGACTGTACAAGGACTGCACGGAATTCAACATATTCGCGTACCCGGAAGATAACAGGCTGATAGACCTTGTGGATAAATATGGACTGTCCGACAAGACGAACATAGTATTCTGCAAAGAGAATCGGTTCGAGTTCCCCGCGATAATAGACCTTGTCGAAAACCCAATGGATATGAACCTGTACTTCCATACGAAAGGAATAACGGTAAAGTTGAAGGGAAACAGGCCAGCAAGCTATATTCCGTCGCTTGCATGGAATGACTACATGACCTATTTCTGCGTATACTGCCATGGCATATGCCGACAGGTCTTGCAGTCTGGATTTTCTGCAGTAGGCGTAGAGTTCGGAAAGCAGACCAGGCCTGGCGCCAAGTATCATTATTCAGGGAACTTCTGGTGGGCGTCTTAGCAGCATCTTGACAGAATCCGGTCTAGCACATATTGGAATGAATTCAAGACTTCTAATGACAGATATGACTGCGAACTAGTTATCTCATCGGCTGCTGGAAAGTTCGTAGAGCTGTATAACACCGGAACAAATAACTACGATACGGCGTATCTCTACCATAATCCCATCTTGTCATACGGATTTGACAAGAACCGCGTAAAAGTTTACAATTTGACGCAAGGACAAGGCTAAGGTAATTACGATCGATGAAACTGGCGGTTTATACTTGCATTACAGGCGGCTACGACATCCCTCCGGCGATATGGCAGAAGGACAAAGGAGTCGACTACATATGCTTCACCGACGACCCGGAAATGCAGTCGCAGGACTGGGCTATGATGCCGATTCCGCACGGTCTTATGACGTCGGACAAAGCTAAGACCGCCAAGCTTGTGAAAGCCAGTCCGCACCTGCTTCTCAAGGACTATGGCGTATCGGTGTGGGTAGATGGCGACGTCGAGATACGTGGAAGCGTCAAGCAGTTCCTGCAGAAGTACAATCTCGCGCAGTTCTCGTTCTGGGCCTGTCCGCACGGCGTAAGGCGCGACCTGTTCGACGAAGTGTTCTACGCGGCAAGGTACAAGAAGGACTTGCAGCAGACCCTGTACAGGCAGAGCAACCGGTACAGGAACGAAGGCATGCCGGACAAGTACGGCCTGTGCGACACGAGCGTGCTTGTCAGGGTCCATTCGAGGACGGCGTGCCAGCAGATATGCCAGTGCTGGCAGCGCGAGATACTTGCCGGCTCCGCGATAGACAGGATTTCGCTTCCGTACTCGATATGGCGCGTAAAGGGATCTGTCGGGTTCCTTTCCGAGAACCTGACTTCGGGAACAGGCGCGTTCTACAGAAAAGACTGCCACGAACGATACGTTAAGCCTATACCCGGTCTTCTTGCGGTCAAGACTCCCAACAAGACTGTCGTGTACACCTGCATAACCGGCGGCTATGACGCGCTGCGGCCCATTTCACGGCCAGACCCGAACATCGACTACGTATGTTTCACCGACAACCCGGCTACGCACGCCGCAGGATGGACGATACGCCCTGTGCCGGAAGACCTTGCCGGGTTCAGCAAGGTCAAGCAGCAGCGCCTTGTCAAGATCAGGCCTGACAAGTACCTTGCCGAGTACGACGTATCGCTCTGGCTTGACGCCAACCTCGTCGTGTCGTGCGATTTGCATAAGGACTTCATCTCGAAACTCGACCTGGACCGCTGCCCTCTGTGGACGAAGAAGCATCCTCAACGCTCGTGTGTCTACGACGAGGCCAAGTCTGTAGTCAAGCTGCAGAAGGACACTCAGGAAAACGTCGACAAACAGGTTGACGGCTATCGTAGGTTCGGGTATCCGGCCAGGAACGGCCTCGCCGAGACGAACATCATGCTGCGCCGGCACAAAGATCCGCTCGTCGTGAAGGCGATGGAGATCTGGTCGAAGGAGCTTTCCGAGAAGTCGCACAGGGACCAGCTCAGCTTTGACTTCGCGTGTTGGAAGGCTGGACTCAAGTACGGCAGGTTCGAGAAGAAGGACGTCGAGAAGCTCATCAGGCTCGAGCGACACTGCAGGAGAGAATATGCCAAAGCTGGCAAGACGTTCTTGAAGATCGTAATCCCGAACTTCAACAACAAGCCTTACATCGGAAAATGCCTTGACAGCATCCTGACGCAGACGTTCAGGGACTTCAAGATTGTCGTGGTAGACGACCTCAGCACTGACGGAAGCGACAGGATATGCGAGCAGTACGCGGCGAAGTTTCCCGACAAGGTGACGTTTATCCGGATGAAGAAGAAAGGCCATGAAGGCGGCTGCCGCAACGCCGGGATAGACTGTCCGATCG